GATGCTACCCAATTAGTAAATTGCGCTCTACCAGCTATTTCACCGTATCGAGTGATCATAACATCATATATTCTCTCAAGACCATTATAAGCACGACTACCCATACCCGGTGGAACTCCAAGTGCAGCAATAGACATTTGTAAAATGCCGGTCTTCATTTGATCATCCGTTCCTTCACCAAATATACTAGCCCATCTAGCAAGTTGTGCTGGAGGCATACCTTCAAGAGCTTGTGGTTGGGATAACATTCTAAGATAATCAGCAAGATCAGAATATCCTGTTCGGTAATCTGCTGTAGCCAACCTTTGATTTTCTTCTAAAAAGTCTTGAAATGCTTCAGTAGTACCCATACCTAATTCTCCACCCGGAAAATCAGCACCTGTTTGTAGGGCTTGTTGCAATAAGAATCTTCCCATTGTAGGAGTAAACCCTCTAGATAAAGCATTTTGAAGATTAGGGTCTAGTAAGACACCTAAAGGAACTCCAGAAATATCACCTAGTCGCTGTTTTCGATATACTTCAGCAGGAGTCTCAATCATAGTAGGATCGAAATATTCTTCTAATCCGGGTATAGCAGTATATGGATCACGTGACTCAGTTCCTAAAAATCCTATCTGTCCTGCTTGAGCTGCTTGTCCTATTTGACCTGCCATCCCAGCTTGACCTGCTTGAGTTACATTTCCGGCAGCATCTATAATGACATTATCTCTATCCATAGCTGCTCTTGCAGCGGCTGTATCTGTTTGTTCTCCAAGAGGAGAAATTCTTTCTGTACCTTTTAATCCTAGTGGTACATCCTCACCAAGAGTATCTAACGCACCAGCAGTAGCTTGATCAGTAGCCTGATCTTCTATAACTAAATCCCCGTTTTCATCCACATTTGTCATATCGAGGATTCCTGCTCTACCAAGACCGGGGAATCTGTTTTGTCCTAATGCTTCAGAAGGACTTTCTTTTATAACAGTACCATCTGGTAAAGTAGTTTGTATTTCATCTGATGATGCTACTTGTCTTGCAAGAAGATTTTGTAAACCACCGGCTTTTTCTATTCGTTCATCTCTTACCCTTCTATTAGCTCTAGCCTCATTAGTTCTTTCAGCTAATGCTTCGATTTCTCCAGATGACCTTTGTAATGGATCATCTCCGACATCAGCAGCTACAAGAATAGATACTGCTTTACCTTTATCACCTAATTGTTTCTCTAATTCACTTTCTGTAGCTGTCCACTTAGCAGTAGCTTTAGCTTTTTCAATAGCTCTTTGTTTTGCCCACTTCTCCGCAGCACTTAGCGGCGGACCCCCCTCCCGTTCCCTATACTGTTGCATAAGAGTATCTAATATTGGATCACGAAAGGATACTGGTTGACCGGGTATCATTCCGCTACCAACCATTCCCGCTTGAAGATTCGCTGGTACTAAAGGATCAAACTGGTATGTTTGCCCACCCAAAAGTCCCATTCCTTGAGCAGGTTGTTCAAATTGAGAAAATGGGGATGCCTCATCAGGATAAATCCCTACTCCTTGCGCGGTCATACTTCCAAACGCAGCAGGAATAGCGTCTACTCCCTCTGTCATCATAGAATATATTCCCCTATCTAGCATTGGCATATTAACCTCCCGGTCCTACTGGTATTAATCCCATATTAGCAAGCCTAGCTTCTGTGCCTTGCGCTCCCGGTCTTGGAGTTCCGGGTGGAACTGAAGGACCCGGTGGAGCGGTTGGTGCAACTGGTGGTACTCCCATCATTGCGTCAGGCATTACTTGTGGTGGTAAAGTTGGTCCACCTCCACCTTGAGGAACCATACCTTGGGGTGGTGGAGCTTGTGGTGGAGCTTGAGCTTGTGGTGGAGCTTGAGCTTGCGGTGCAGCCTGAGCTATCATTTGTTGTTGTTCAATAGCTTTTGCCATAAACACTCTCATTAATTCTCCCTGATAAAACTCAGCCAAATCCTCCCTGCCTTGTCTGATAGCGGCTTGCAACAGAGTCCAAAGCTGCGCTTCAGGTAAAGTTCTTTCCGCCATTTGCGTATTAATTGAATCTCCCATTGCATCAGCGGATTGTAAGCCCAAGATATTATCTCTAATAAACGTATCTGATAGTAACGGAGTATTTCCTTCTCTTGCTATCTGCGCCATACTCATCTTACTCATATCGTCTTGTGGAAGTTGTCCGATAAGTGAAACTTCTACATCACCTGCGTCTTTTATCATATCTGGAGTAATTTCTTCCCTAAAATACATCCTGTTCTGATCTTGTCCTGATAATTCCATCGCCTTAAATGCGCCAGATATATACTGATCGCAAATAAGCTGGAATATAGCTCGATACGCTCGTTCCACAGCTTGAAGTCTTGGAATTAATATAGTTTCGACACCTTGTCTAAGAGTATTAATAGCAAAACCAGATAATTGGAACTCTAATTGACCATAAATCGAGTGAGGTAAGCCGCCTCGTTGCATTTCACCAGCAACAAGACCCATAAACGCCCCTGATTCCTTAGCCATCTCCAGTAATCCGAGTGGTTCTACGTCCTCGCCCTGTCCAAGAGCGATTTCAGAGCCTTCCTTGTAAGGGTCTTCCTCTAAAGTCTTACTTCCATCTCTGGATTTAACTTTAAGTCCTTGTCTACGGGACCTAGCGGTAAGTTCAAGCATGGTTGACATCATAAAGTTGTGCTTCTCATACAAAGATCGTGAAGATTTATAGCAAGACTCGCCATAATCTTCTACAGTATCTACATTATTATTGAAAGTAATAGCCTGAACCAGAGGATTCGCACCAACCGGTCCTAAAAAGACAGGAACTCTATCCGCACCATGCTTAGTTCGCTTCTTTAAGACAGTATCATCGGTACATACTATATTATCTTCATCATCATAGAAGTCATAAACATCAATTGCGTCATCGTCATCGAGTTCAGCGTTTTCACCTTTAACTTCTACTCCCCATATTGCTTTAATTTCTGATGGAGTCTTCTTAGTTTTATAGCAAGCCCACGCGAGTCCGTGTTTCCCTTCAGCCCAATAGGTGTGCATCGGGTCCCACGGCTGAATATCCACGTAAGTCTCATCATCTTCATTCTTAACTAATAACGCGCGACCAGCGTACCATCCACGAATACAAGTAAACCAAGCCATTTGTTGTCTTATACTAGGCTGAAATTTAGCGGTTAATCTGTCATCAGCCGCTTTTAATATTCCGATAAGGAATCTTTCCTTTGCATCATTATTCTCTCGCTGCTCTCGTTCAGAATTATTATATGGAACTCTCGTTACCATCTCGGCAGACGTTATCCATGAGATCAGCTTATCTGCATAAACTTGTGGTTCATTAGATGTATAGGACTGATATCCTTCACCGGCATCAAACTCTTCCAAACGATAGATTTTATGGTCTTCATCCATACGGGTGCGTAGTGGTTCAGTCAGATCATAATGACTATCGACAAGATCGATAATCTCTTCGGGCTTATAATTCGCCATTTACCAACGCCTTACTTTAATTGTTCTATTATCAGTTATATAGCCATAACCATAACGATTAATTAAACCATAAATTATGGCTTTAACGCCATGATTATACTGATCTTGAGGAGATTCGCCAACTATATTTCCATCCCGATCATATTTCCACCTGTACGCACGAGTCTGTCCATCGAAGGGATTCGGCATAATTCCAAACTCAGAAAGTATACCTTTACACTTTGGACTAAAAACAATGCGAGCTTCTTTCTGATCCACCGGATCGGTCTTTAAGAAGGACTTTAATCTTTCTGTTCCCTCGTTAATTCTTATCTTCTGTGAATCAAAATAAATACCAGTTCGTTCCAGCCAGACTTCTGCTGGTGCAGCCATCGCCTGATGCTGGTATCCTGCTATATCAATCACACCAAACTCCGCATCGCGCCACCACGGTCTGGATTGTGCTATATCAATCATATCATCTGTAACCAGATCGCGTTCATAGATTTCATCTATAACTCTTACCTGATCATTTATTATTTGAACTATCTCACATGCATATGCTTCTGCGTAACCGGGGTCTATCCATATATGCACTGGTTCATCAGGTTCATATTCCACATCCTGAATATGAATATCTGGTCTAATTTCAGTAAATACCATTCCCTGTGGTGGTGACGGGATTCCCTCGATTCTCTCCATAAAGAAGTCATCGCTGCTTACCTTCTCTAAAGCTAAAATTTCAGGGTCATCTCTACCACCGGGATAGAGATATTCATTAGAATAAGAAGGTAACGAAAATGATTCTTCCTCTAAAGAAGACGAGTGTTCCCACGCTTGATACATCTGTGGATACCAGCCTAATGAGCCTTCAAAGGTACCTGATAAAAACATCCACCCTCGCTTCGGAGCGCATCTGCCGCGCAATCTATGAAAGGTTTCTAAATCTAGCTGCGATGCTTCGCATCCTATAATACCGTTAGGAGCGCGCATAGCAAGAGTTCTTGGGTCTTTAGCTGACTTAGTTTCTATTCTGGTTCCATCGGCTAATATGATCTTTCCCGGATCGACTCTTTTCGATGCTTCAGCGAGAACACCGATTGCCGCAAAGTCGTCAACAAGATATTCAAATTCAGCTCTTGTTCTTTCATAGTCAGCAGCAACCAGCCAGTAGAGTCCAGCACCTTCGTGATCTAAAAATCTACTCAGTAAAAATTTAGAGGCTACTATACTCTTACCCGCTTGCTCACCACCTGCAACGAGTATAAATCGTTTCTTACAAGCGAGTATAGGTTTCTGTAACTCAGTAGGTTTAAATCCTACTTTGCCATAAATATATTCGGCTACCTGATCTGTATTCGGAGGGGCTTGAATTGCCATCTGACATCAATTCCCTTTACTACTAAGTATGTCCTTAACTTGTTGTTCTACTGTTACAGAGGTATCTTTTATATCCTCTTTAGCGGTATTCACCATTTGTTTTCTGGCTCGTTTAAGTTCTTCTAAGATAGTTTCACCTGTCAGATCGGTATTCATAGCTAATTCACGATACTTATTAGGTAATAATGCTTTCAATGCAAACATAACTAGATTCGGATGACACTTTGGGTCTTCAAGTCTTTTATATAACCAGTTTTTCTCGCCTCTTTCGGAAAATGTCTTATGGGCGTTATCGAATCGTTTAACAAATCCCTGCACATCCTCTCTTCTCCAGTACATTACAGTATTTCGGGAAATACCTACCTGTTCTGCCGCATGGATAATAGTTCCACCTTCATCAGACTCATATATCTCTAAGAACTTATCCTGCCTAGCTTTAACATCTTGGGGTCTGTTAGCTAAATGATCGCTTATACGTGCATTACTAGCTGGCATTTAATACTTCTTCTTCTTAGTCATCTTCTTACCGGTCTTCTTTGCATACTTCTTAGCAGCAGTCCTGCCTTTAGGAGTATATGAAAAATGTTTCTTTCCGACTTTAGGCATATCGACCTCCATATCATTACTAAGCCAATGTAACGGCTCGCCATTTAACACCACAAGATACCATAAATGTTTATCCTTGCAAACAAACTTGAAGTAACTCTTCTCTAATTTCCTCAGAGAATACTGCCACGACTTCTTGCCAGCCGTCCGTATATTACATCTATCATGAGGACAATCCATAAAGTAAATAATCTTATCTTTTTTCTTCGGAGTCAGATAAAGAAACGTTATGATAGACGCTCTTACGTACCTGTATTTCGGGTGTGTGCCTTTATAGGCTAAGAAGAACCTATCTATAAGTGGAACACTTCCGGTGAGTTCTTTGGGAGGAGCAGGAATAATATACTCGTTCCATCCACAGATAGGGCAGGTAAATCCCTCCCTGTCTCCTCTTGCTACTTTTTTACATCTCGGACAAGTTTTCGATAACAAAAGCATGATCCTATGGTAGCATGACGGCGCAAGGAGAGGTAAGCAGATTGCGGAACCTGTCTTCCGCCTCGACCACCTCCAGAAACGTCTGATCTGCACTATACTGGTTTACTCCTTGCTTTAATAAAATACCTATGCTAACGTCTACTGTGGACATCATTTTTAACTCCTTTGATGTTTATTGTTGGGAAGAGAGCGGGTATCTATCCGTTCTCTTTTTTTTATTGCCCTATGCTATAATCTCAATCGGGCTGGGCTTCACTTGGTTCGTTCCTCCTTCCATGTGATTATTTTGAAGCTACTATCTCTTTTACCCAGCCCTTTAAAAAGTTATTTTCATCCCAATATATATATATATATTATATAAATAAAAAGAGAAAAGAATTATTATTATATGTAATATATATATATATAATATATGCGCCTTCTTTATAAATATCCTATCTATATTATCTGTACTATCT